GTGCCGTGGCAGTATGAGTACAATCCGGCCGTACGGGCGGCACGACGCGTACTTAAGGCGGCACAGGATGCTGCGCGCGAGCGCCAAGAGCCTGGCATACTAGCCAGAGAGCAAGCAGAGTGGGAGGCAGCACGGGCAGAGCGGGAAGAAGACATGCGCGAGGAAGCCAGGCAGCATGAAGATGACCGCGCAGAGCAGGAAATGGAAGCGCGTCGCGCCATGGCTTGGCGCCCTCGCAAGCATCGGCTGCACGACGAGGAGGATGGAGACTGGTAAAACATAACACAAAACCATAAAACCGCAAAACCATTAAAAACACAAAACCATAAAAACCACAAAACCATAAAAACAAAAAATTTTTTGTTATACTAATCGCAAGGTAAATAAAGACGCTAAATACAATTGAAAAATACAACGCTCGCGTTTTAATCTAAATACACTAGCATCCATATAGTATAGGCAAAATGTGTGGTATCTGGGCGTATCTTGGAATTCCGAATCCCGAACATGCTCAGTATGTTCGTAAACTTTTACCACGCGGCCCCGAATATGACGCGTATACAGATATTTCAGGCGTTCCGGTATCACTCGGATTTACGCGATTGGCTATCAATGGTCTGACACCTGCCGGTAATCAGCCATTTATTGTTAACAATACATATGTGGTCTGTAATGGTGAAATCTATAATTACAAACAACTTGCCAATCGTTGGCAGCTAGTACTTGAAGAGGGTACAAGCGACTGCGCTGTGATTCCCCATCTTGCAAAACGTCTTGGAATGACCGAACTTTGTCGTACGCTTGATGGTGTCTTTGCCTTTGTATACGTCGATGTATCCGCAAATACACTCACTGCGGCGCGAGACCCCTATGGCGTACGTCCGCTTTTCCAAGCCACATATTTGGAAAACGGCCAAGAACGCTATATGTGGGCATCCGAAATCAAAGGCCTGCCAAATACATACACAGCCATTGAAGCCTTTCCACCCGGAACATGGCGTACATATAGCACATTAACAGGAAAATTGTTAGAAGCCGTAAAATACCACACCGTTCCTCACACTAAGATGGGTATGTTTACCTATCCTGGATGCCGTAGTGAAGCACGTGAAGCTCTACGTGCTTCTATGACAGCTGCCGTTAAGAAACGTCTTCTTAGTGACCGACCTATTGGTGCCCTCTTAAGCGGCGGTGTAGATAGTAGCTTGGTAGCAGCAATAGCCGCCCGCTATCTCAAAATGGAGGGGCGGAAACTTACGACGTTCTGCATTGGAATGCCTGGCTCCACCGATCTTGAATATGCGCAAAAAGTTGCCGATTATATCGGATCCAACCATCATTCTATTGTTGTAAGTCCAGAGGATTTTTTGGCCGCGATTCCGAAAGTTATTGAAGATATTGAATCCTACGATATTACAACAGTTCGCGCGTCCGTGGGAAATTGGCTTATTGGTAAATACATTAAAGAAAACACGGATATCAAGGTCGTGTTTAACGGAGACGGCAGCGACGAAATCGGCGGAGGCTATTTATATTTTTACGCAGCGCCGAGTGATGAAGAATTTGAGGCCGAATCGGAACGACTTCTGAATGAGATTCATATATATGATGTACTGCGTTCGGATCGCAGCATGGCAGCCCACGGGTTGGAAGCACGTACACCATTTTTGGATAAATCCGTCGTAGCGGCATGGCGTGCGTTAGATACAGGCTTCCGGCGACCGAAACACGCCAACGCCGAGGGACGCGGAATACAAATAGAAAAGTCAATTCTACGCGAAGCGTTTGATATTGAGCACTATCTTCCGTACGAGGTGCTGTGGCGCAGAAAGGAAGCGTTCAGCGACGGCGTATCGTCTAAGACAGATAGTTGGTACAAGCGTTGCTCGGAATTCGCGAACACCCATGGATTCGATATGAATAGCAATATAACGGGCGTTCACAATCCGCCGAAAACAGCCGAGGCTTTTTGGTATCGGATGTTGTTTGAAACTTATTACGGAAACCAGGCTGTACATCTGATTCCGCATATGTGGATGCCAAAATGGATAGCAGGCGCTACAGATCCGAGTGCCCGGACATTATCATTGTACAAGGATTAATAAAACAAAATATATTCATAATCAATAGAAATGCCGTTATTTACTCGGGTACTTAGAATAAGTCCACAGAAAATTAACGAAAATTTAAACGATAGCGGTGTATTTACGAGAGGCTATAACAGTGAAGCAAAAACGCGTAAAAATAGTCGTTGGGCGGAATTAGAAGGAAAACCACACGAAGAAATAGATTTTGATACTAAACAAGCTATTTATACAATACAAAGAGCATATGCTGAACTAGGCATTGTAAATAACAGTCAGTCGAGAGATTTAATGAGACAATACAATGTACAGGTTAACTCAATTATTTCTGCATCACCGATGCATGAAAAATATAAAAAAGAACTACGCGCCTACAATAACTTTTTAGAAATGCACCATCTTACGCGTTTTGAAAGAGAAAACATCCCGCGTTTATCTGCCGAGGAAAGAACTGATAAACTTAACGTATGGATTGAATTTTTTCCGACAATAGCCGGCCGGCCACCACGGCTACCGCTTAGAAACACTCAAGGCAATCTGAATCGCGAAGCAGCCCGAGTTGCGGCTATGGCAATGGAGCGCGCAGCACTTAATCAGGCAGCACGTATGCCAGCTGTTCCTACTACTCCTGTATCATTATCTACAGCAGGCGGCAAGAGTAAAACACGCAAACACCGTCGCAATTCCTATAAAAAATGAATCGTACAGCGCACATAAAAATAATAATCAATGTCCTTTCGTATTTGTTCCTATCGTCATCTGAACAAATGCGAACTTTTGAATATAGCCAATAGGCGAACACTATATGGTGTATGTGATATTGTCCATCGCAATGCGGATATTCTGCGTCCACAATTTCGTATACCTTACGCACATCCATTACCAGACCCAATTCAGACGAAAGTTATCTATGAAGTCTACGAAACTGTCTATATGATCCAACATGAACATTATAAATGGTTTCATTTATACTACAATAACCAACAAGACAATAATGTGTTCTATTTACCTACGTGTGTAAACAAGGGCGATATGATTGTATTTGACGATACCTTGATGTAAAAGGGTGGGAAGCAACCTTTACATTATCTTAGCCTAAAATCGTCCCATCACGTTAGAGTAGTATGGCAGCAACCCCAGCGAATAGCCTGACCCTAGTGAGTAGCGGTCTCGCTGATGCGCGTCTTCAGCCCTCAAGGGGTAATCCAGATATAACGCAGTTTGTCAAAGTATTACGTAAAACAACGCGCTGGGCAGCGCAATGGAATCGCGTGGATTTTGATGGCGCGCCGGAATTCGGCCAACGCGTCTCGCTGACGCTTCCCCGTATTGGCGAACTCGTCAACGGATTTATGATTGTTGTGAAAATGCCAGATATTTATACAACGCAACTCGCTGCTATAAAGGCATCCGGCGGTACCGATATCGACAACGTAGGACAGTTTTTGGGTCCATTGTACGGCTGGACAAACAGTCTTGGGCACGCACTCATTCAACGCATAGAGTTTGAAGTAGGCGGCGCTATTGTTGAAACATTAGATGGATTATTGTTGGAAATGTTGGACGAACTCTACGAAACGGTAGAGTCGTCGATCGCGAAAAATGCTATGATAAAACGCGCACCATCCGGATTTAGTTCTCGTACGTATTTAACAGCTACGCCAACTACGGTGTATATTCCCATTCCTTTTTGGTTCAGTCGTCCAGGTATTCATTCCCATGCGCTACCCATTGAAGCACTCCGTTCGGAAACCGTGCGTGTTCACGTTACCTTTACACCCGTCAATCAATTAACATATACGGAAGCGCGTCCTGATCCGCGCACCGTCGGATACAGCGCATCCAATCCATGCGGACAATTGTTAGGAATTACGGGCAGCCAATTTTGGCGGGCGAATCCGGCGTCTCCAGGACTTGTCTATACGATGAATGCGGCTATGGGAATGACTCCTGTACATGGCGAGGTGGTTACGGGCGTCCAGTTTGCGTCTCGTTTAACACCGATTGAAGCCTACGCGATGATTGAATATATTTCACTCGAAGAATACGAAGCAATAGCCTTTCGCACCTCGGAACTGACCTATCAAGTCGAACAACATTTGGCGATTCCTGTACAAGCGACGCTGGGACAAACGGAAGTTCGTGTAGTCATTCCGTTTACCAATCCGACAAAAGAGATTTTATGGGTATTACAGCGTCCCGAAGCACTCCAATACAATGCGCCCTTTTTGTTTACCCGTGATTTATCGGCTCCAACTTTACGACAAAATCCTCAGCCACCACCTACGCCTTGGTGGCCGGACGCGGTTCTGGTTCCTTCAGCGGCTACAAACTGGCAGATTCTTCCAGGATTCCGAAATGCCTATAGCGAACCCTTGGCGGCGGCAAGTCTTCACTATAATTCTTATGAACGGCTCGTAATGGAAGGCGCCTCATTCTTCCGTAGTATAGTTCCGTCGCAGTGCTACATAAAGTCAGCTACAATAGACCGGTACGTGTACGCGTATAGTTTTGAACAAAAGAACGAGCGCTTGAAATACGAACCGAAAGGTACGGCAAACTGGGATAAAATTCCGCGAAAGGAATTGTATCTCACTTTGAATCGTGGACGGAATGGCTCACCGCCACCCAATTTAAATTTGTATATATATGTGACTATTTGGAATATTTTCAAGGTGTTTGGTGGACGTGCGGGTATGTTGTTCTCAAATTAAAGGGGATAGCTCCCCTTTTAAACCCCTTTTCTTATGCTATCTAGAAATCGGTTTATAAACATCTCATAAACTTAAAAACAATTTTCGGTTTATGTTACGTTTGTTGCTTAAACAATTTATCGAGCTATCCACCCCTATATCAAATTAAGCGCGATTCTTACGCGTCTGCTTGCGCTGCTTGCGCTGTTTGCGACTCTTACGCGCACCACCCGCAGGCGGTGCGTTTGCCGCGCCGGGAATACGGCGACGAACATTTGCTAGAAGATATTCAACAATACTTGGGCTATGCGGATCTTCCGCGGGAAGCATAGATATTTTACTAGAACCTTCGCCACAGACGCTGGAGTCCGGACGCGACTCGGCAATACACCACCAAGGATTGCCGCCTTTTTTGCCGTACGATTCGCTTACATAGAATACCTTAATATCGCCGGTCGTCTGGTCAAGTCTAAAGTAAACAGAGGCCTCTACATCGCGTGAATACAAACCAATCTGCCTTGGGTGTAAATCGAATTCACGTGCCTCTAACCCTTCAAGAGCCTTAAATTTAGATCCTACTTTGGTTCTGTTTAAACTAAATATCTTTTGAATCTTGGTGTCAATCCATTCCAATAAATCCTTACCGTCATTTGCATAATGAAGCTCGTAATTGGCCATGTTCTACTGAAGTTTGTTATTTTTATTACCAAGTCGTGTAGCACGTAGTGTAACTTCAACTTGTGCGGTGGCTTTGCGTGGAAGATTCACAATTGCCACACGTCCATAAGCCGCAAACGAAACCGTTCCGTTCCAAACGGTTCCGTCCTTTATATATGCGTCAAAATGGCTCTTCAGTTCTTGTACTTCGGGCGATTCGTATGGAATACCGAGATCACCTGTAAGTTTTTTGATTACTGAGATACATTCACGAAGTCGATCCTCCTTTGGTTTTTCAGAAGTCATATCTAGACCAGATCATACAAAATAATAGTAATAATTTAACGACCACGCCGCGTTGTTGTTCTACGCCGTTTATTCGCCCGTCGTGTTCCGCCTTTCATACTTCGTAATACCTCAGAAATCATTGCGCGCTTATCCTCGAGACTTAGGCGTTCCTCTTCAGGTAATTCCGCGTCGTCTTCAATGTATTCTGTACCCTCAATCGTTTCAAGAATTTCTGTTAGTTCCCGCATTTTCTCAGGATTAATTAGCATATTACGACGCGTCTTTTCAATTAAATCTAAAAACGCCTTATTAGTTGGACGCCTCATTGCGAATTCGTGTAGTGCGACCAGAATAGTTCTAGGATTTGGTGGCATTAGGCTATCTAACATAGCGCGATTCGGCTTGCCACCTAGTGGCAAAAACATATGTACAATTTCCGGACGGTAGTATATATATCCCCATTTCTTGTAAACGTCGGCTACAATGGGATTTAACGGATATAAATAGATAAATTGAGCGCCACCGGCCTGTGCATCGTCCACAAGACGCGCATGTAAACGCTGTCCTACACCGCCGTAGTACTCATCTTTAATACGACGTGTAGTGATTTCGTTAATATAGACGTATTTCTGGCCAAACTGCTCTTTCCATACAATAGTCATCCATCCGCATATTAGACCTGTTGGACTACGAGCTACATAATGGAAATGTACACTTTCTTCGGTACACTGTTTTCTCCACGGAAAAATGTTTTTAAATCCTTCATTACGCTTCAACTGCGCATTTGCATTGTTTCCTAAGCGTTCAATATTGTCTTTATTTTTTGCGCAATCGTAGCGAATCACTTCACACGCCATTCCTAAAAAGGGCTCAATAATAAAAATATAGTATTAAGCTCTTTAATCAATCCCTATAATTAACGACTACCGCCCGTCAACGGATAGGTAGTACACGACGTGCTTAAGCATGCGTTTTTGCCATAAAAAAATTCGTATTTATTATCGTATGATTCAAACGTGCGAATACATGACGATGTCGTATAACAGCACGTGTTTGTAGCACAATCTCCTCCTGGATTTTTTGTATTAAATGTATTCAATTGATTAATGTAAAGAGCCTGTGCTTTGTGTTTACGAATCGTATCGGATGCGTCCATTGCGTTCTACTCCTGATAAAGAATTTTCATCTATTCCTCAGAATGCGTGTAGCCACCCGTAATGGCGCGGGCTACACGAAGTTGGCGCGGCGTACTAAATACATTCTCGGATTCTTCAGTATGGTGTTCCTGGGAGAGGAACCCGCGTTGTACACCCAGAGTCGTCGTATTGGAAGCGAGTCGCGACAGCATGGGTGCAAGCGGCGGAGGAGGAAGGAATCCGCCCATTCTATGAACACCGAATGTTGGCAGAGCCGGTACACTCAGAAAATTACTCACCGAATCTATCATTTCGTCAACTTGTGCGCGAAGGCGTAGCACAAAGGGACGAGCGTGCGCGGGCGATGAATCAAGTTCAGCACCAAGAGCATCCAATGTAGTCTTCGCATCATTGTAATTACGCGCTTCCAGAAGTTCCGTAATTTGCGCAAAGGTTGACGCAACCTTGGCGCGAAGATACTGCTCCAATGCCTCCATTGGAGGAATAGACGCGTCAATAGCCACTGTCTGCGTAAGGGCTGTATTGTTGGACGACCACGATACGGTAAAGTCGGGAAGAGATGTACAGGCCGCGGGTCCCTGTAGAACAATCCATTGAGGCTTCTCAGCAATTAACGTACCGATACCGTACTCAGATATTCCCGTTTCCGCTCCATACTCCAAACAATTCCAGCCCGCAGGTATGGTTAGGCGTGTATTGCGACCCACTTCGGAAGAAAGACCGCCCATAATATCACCAATGATTGCCGGTAGTAGTTCAGCAGCATCGGCGTATGTATACGAACCGCGGCTGCGCACGGACATATCGCGTAGCATACGACTGTTATGGTCTGCACCGAATCCGAGTGTATTGACAGGCGTACCCGCCGGTACGGCGGCGGCCAGCAGACGAAGCAGACCCGTTGGCGATACAATACCTTGGTTAATATGGCCGTCTGTCAGCAGGAATACCGAATCGATTGCGGTACCGCTCGACATAAGAGTATGGAGTTCCGAAATGGCGACCTCAATATTGGTTCCGCCGTTCGCATTCATACTCTCCACAGCGCCGTGGAGCACGGTGCGCGTATCAGCTGATAGAACCTGAGCAGCAGCGAGCGTTTGTGCCATTGAACTATACTGGATGAGCGACAAACTGTCGCCATCCACCATAGAATCGATGAGAAGATGAAGAGTACGCTTTACAGCGTCGATGCGCACTCCCTCCATGCTTCCGCTTACATCAATGAGTAGAACAAGATGGTACGGACGCCGTGCGCTCTCGTCAATAGACGGCGGAAGAATACGAATCGCAAGAAGAGGCTGCTCCTCCGCCGCGAGCACAGATAGGGGCTTCAAAAGAGTTGCGGAAATGGAGACGGACATGGCGGACTTTATGCCCATTTCTATTATCAGCACGGCGTCGTCAATTTTTGCGTTGCTGAATACATTTGTACGACGGTCTTTTTCCAGCGAATGTAGTCCGCTCCAGACTTGAAGGCTGGCAAATTACCTGTCGCCGATGACACCGCATTTTCGTATCCGTACAAAGTTTTTCCGGCGCGTAGATTGGTTAAATCGGCAGAAGAACGTTCTTCACGTTGTATGTCTGCTAAATATTTGATCTGACACTGTGTATTGGACGGACAAGCCATGCTCTACTATGTGGCAAGAATTTCGTCATACGCGTCCTCCATTTCGGGTAAAGGAACCTCGCGGTAATCGCGTATAAAATGTTCGCTAGCGCCTAGACGCACACGTATTGCACCACAGCGTTCCGTAATGAGAGAATAGAGCGTAGCGGGCTGTAGTTTAGCAGCTTCTGTAGCAACTGCCGTATTAGCGCCAAGCGTATGCGCAATACGTTCCCATTGGTCGGTTTTCGGATTGAACCGTATTTGCGCCGGAGCCATACGAATTCCTTCTGTATCCGATGCGCTAATAGACCCCTGTTCGGATACAATACCGAGAACTTTTCCTGTATTCCAAACATCTTCGCCCAATCCTATATCTTGAATACGTCGCCATGCTCCATCAGCCATCTTTACTTCGTAGTCTTTATCAATACCAAGGCTGTAATCAGAGACATACTCTTCGGAACGCGTAGTACCGTTGAGCGCCTTCATGGCTGTACTTTGTGTTGCGCGCTTAACGGCCTCGGCGTCATGTTCGTCGTAATCCGCTACAATAAGATTGTTTTTACCAATAGCAAACCGATGACCGGATACATTTAAGCAGACTAGAGACGAAATAGACGATGAAGGAGTCGCGGAAGGGTGGTCTTCTGCGTGAATCATAGATTGATTTTGTTGGACGTAATGGGAGGTACTGAGAATCACGTCGTCAATCTGAACCATGGGAGTACGCGTGCCGTCAAAACGGAACACGGAGGAGACAATGGGCTTGTGATTGCCATCTATGGGGGCAAGAACATCACCGATCTTTATGTTAGAAATGTGGGTATATGTTCCGTCAGCGCGTTGAATTAGAGTATCTGGATGAAAGCAGAATTCAAATAAAAACTGTACTAAGTCATTGTTTGCCAAGTTGTTTCCAGCAGTGAGCGCCGATGTACCCATCCACATCACAGCATACATAGTACCGTATACTTTACCCATAAGATTGTTCATTTTTAGGAACGACATACGAATGCTGAATAACAGACCTTGTATGCGGTCGCGCACATTTCGTATGAAGTTATTCACACCGGCTAAGAAATTGCTGAAGAGTTGACGTATGCTCAGTGCGACATTCATAATAACTTGGACAATTTGTGTAAAGTTTCCGAGAATCGCGTAGATGGGTGCGAAAATTTCGGCGGCTTTGACATTAAAAATATTGCTGAGACAAAAATTAAAATTTTCTTTAGGGTCGTATCCAAAACTACCGACAAATGGCATAAAAAGTGGATTACAACGGTACCGGGGGAAATTTTTCGTAATTTCTGCTATGTTTGCGAATGTAAACATTAATGCTAACAAAATAATAAATATACATGTAAGCAAACTAAACACAATCAGTTTGCCGTTCCATCCAGTTTTCCAATCAAGTGTTTGTTCTGCCATTGTTTTGGGTGCGTCCATATGTGAACCCTCTCTGAAGGCTTACGTGAAAATACTATGGCGAGTTCCGAGCTGTTTGGGTTTACAATAAATTCATAGAATTTACTGTAAATCTATTCTGTTTCATATCATTCTTCTATATTCCTACGCTTTCGCGTTTGCCGTCCTTTACGATTGCGTGGCGTGCGCCGTCGTCCACCTTTATGGGTTCCGGGTACTTCGGAAACATGTGGTTGTGTATTTGTTTTAGACTCTTCTTTAGCGGGAGCGGTATCTGACTTGGTTGCCTCTTTATGTTCCTCAGGCTTAGGTGTCGTCTTGGTCTCTTCTTTCTGTTCCTCGGACTTGGTCTCTTCTTTGTGTTCCTCAGACTTGGTCTCTTCTTTCTGTTCCTCAGACTTGGTCTCTTCTTCTTTGTGTTCCTCAGACTTGGTCTCTTCTTCTTTGTGTTCCTCAGACTTGGTCTCTTCGGTATTCTTTGGAGCATTTATATTCTTTGGCTTGTTTGTATTCTTTTGCGCATTCGGAGCATTCGAATTCTTGGGAGCATTCGTATTCTTGGGAGCATTCGTATTCTTGGGAGCATTTGTATTCTTAGACTCCTTTGTATCGTGTGCGCCTTCTTCAGGTGTTTCCTCAGGTGGCGGAACATCGTCCCAATTACTTACGGAGAAGAAAGACCCCATTCTATAATTTAGTTTGCTTTTAATCCATACTTTCCGCGTATCCAGTCCATATCTTGTTTAAATATAGCACTTACATGCGGCACAGTATGTTTGGTATACACAGCTACAGCATTAAGTTTTCTCCACGTTGTGAGAGATCCGTATTCAGCAACCGCCTTTTTAAGAGCCGTTCGTCGTTCCGCGACAGTCAGAGTCGTAACTTTAGAATAGCCAAATTTGGAAAGTTCACCTTTACGTAACGATCCAATTGAATTTTTCCGCGTTGTTTGCCGCCGGGAAGAGCGACTATTTTTACGAGTCGCCATATCTATATTGGATATAGATTCGGTTCTACAATCGTGTTAAAATCATTTACCCACATCAAGGATATGTTCGCTTTTATAGCGCTGACTATAGGGCTCGTGTTTGCTCTCGCATTTGCGAAAGCATCCATGAACTCCGCCGAAGTATCAAGAAACTGGTCAAAGTATAAATCTGACCCGCTTTACATGTTTTCGGCGTACATGTTTAAACCCGACGACGACCCGCGCTCCCGGTTTCAGTTTGCCGCCGATAATTTTATTGATAATATAATGGATTTTATACATAAAATATTTGCCGTGTTTTTACAACCGGTTATGAATATTTTCCGACTCTTTACAAATTCCCTTACGCAATCGTCCAGCGGATTATTTAACATCCGTATGATTTTGGGCAAAATGTGGACAGCGTTCAACAGTATGACCGATATTTTTATGCGTCGCTTTTACGGTGTATTTCACCAACTTCGCGTAACGTTTATCAAATTGAATGAATCCATGGGAAAAACGTTCGGCATCGCAACGTCGTCAATTTATGCAGCTCTGTCGACCATTCAGTCAATGTTGTCGGTATTTGATTTGATGATTAATATATGTGTAGCGATTCTCATCATCCTTGCAGTATTTATGATTTTTTTACCTTTTTTGCTGATTCCCTTTATTTTCCTAATTCTCATGGTTACGCAAATTATTGACCGTTCCGGCCAAGGCGGTCAAATAAGTGGCCTGGCGGGTGTATTCTGCTTTACAGCTAATACACGTGTTGCTACTCCGTCTGGATCCATTCCTATTTCTGAAGTCAAACTCGGCACCGTTCTTGCGGATCAGCAAGTTGTCAAAGGTGTATTTGATTTTCAGCAACATGCCAAAGATATGTACAATGTACATGGCGTAATTGTATCGGGTTCCCATATTGTATATACGAAAGAAGGCAAAGCCTGTCATGTAAGCGACCATCCTGATGCTATACCGTATACGGGGGATGTATCAGAAGTTTACTGCCTAATGACGAGTAATCGTCGTATTCCTATTGTTGGAAACAATGGCATACTACAGTTTGCGGATTGGGAAGAATTGGACAGTGAGGACGATGGATTGGATTCCTGGAATGCTATTGTATACACGCTCTTGAATAAAAAAGAACGTTCTGTTTCTCCGAACAATCATAATATACATAGCGAATCATGCTTTTCGGCAGAAACGCGTGTTTCCACCGTATTTGGAAATCGTGCGATAGAAACTATACGTCCCGGAACATATGTACATAACGGATTTGGTGGTCTATCCAGAGTCACGGGAGTTGTGCGCATTCACGGAAGCGAAATTACAGGAACCTACCAATACGATTCCACAACTACGCTATCTGCGGGAGCCTGGATGTACAAGGACGGTATTTGGCAACAACCCAAATACGTGAATGTAAAACTAGCCACTGAGAACCAAATCTGGTATTCGCTATTTACGGAATCAGGAACATTTGTTGTTGGTAATGAACTGGTTGTACGTGATTTTACAGATGTTGGCAGCGATAATATTGATAAGACATATCCAATGGTCATTAACGAACTGAATAAGAAGGGGCTAGTCCCTTGAAAATCTAAACCACCCATAAATAGAGATGTCCCCCAGAATCACCTTTATATTGGTCATGTTAGGCCTCCTGCTTTTTGCAAATCTTTTGATGGTACACGGATATACCAATTATCCGGTTGAAGAAGGATTTGCCGATTATTTCCTTGAGAATGCGGCGCCCGTAGGTGATAATTACAGCCCGATGGGTGTGTATGACAATGTTGTCAAGAAGCCAGACCATGGCCTCAGCAACTGGCGTGGCCCCGCCCCTAACGAGCCACTTCTAGGCCCCGAAGTTGAGGTCGGCCCCGACAATCTCTTCATATTTAAAAACAATCAGTGCAAACCCGAATGCTGCGGTTCATCGTACTCGTGCGGTTCGGGATGCGTCTGTACAACGGCGAAACAGCGTGATTTAATTGCGGGACGCGGTGGAAACCGCACGGAGCCGACGGATTTGTAATAGTAAATTCTGAAATGTTTTAAGTCGACTAACATATGATTTAATTTTTTTCGTAAAACGGAAAAAATTGAATTATCCGAAACGTTTGGATAAATTCTTGCGCGTTCACCTTTCTTTCATCTTTCCTATCTTTCTGTTTTTACAAATGGCAGTTCCTTCCCATTCCCTCCGGCAGATGAAGATTATTCCTTTTGAGTATCACATTTATGGCAATAACGGCTTCAAAATGGCGGGAAAGGCTCGCCTACGATCGCCCAAAATCATCCGCGACCTTGTTCTGCCGCAAGATGGCGCAGCGGGATTTACGTTTGACCTTCCGACAGAAGACGTGATGCCTCGCTTTACGCCCCGAAATGGAAAGGTTGGGTTCGTATCAGGCGATTTCTTCCGTCGGTGTCGCATTGTTACAACGGCCGAGAAGCCAAATCCCCTTGGCGGAATCTGGATGAAGATCTGCCTACAGCATATCGACACGCAAGAAGTTCTCTTTCTCACCGCCTCCAACTTCGTGCCCGTTGGTGTGCGCTCCGTACCGGCTGTTGCCGAGGGATGGCACATATTCTGTTCAGACGTTGTTGCTCCTAGCCCTTTCTGGGCGAACGCGCAGGCGGGTCTTGCGTAAATTATGGTAGGGATGGCTAGCCCGATAAATTATTTAAGCTCCAAATGTATCATAAACTAAAGGGGATAGCTCTCCCTTTAAATTATGGTAAAAACACAATAGGCGACGGGTCAAATGGACTTATTCCTCCGCCAATTACAATAGACGTTCCGTATCGCATATCGGCTTCATAAATAGAATATGTATTTGTATCATGTGGAAATCGTACACGCATATTGTCTATAAATCCAGTCTGACTAAAATTGAACACAACAAATCGGTTGTGATTACAGTCATAATAAACGTTACAGGAAGTTATGAAATAGTGTTTGTGTATCATAAACGCTGTGAACCGTATAAGCTCGCGCAACAATAGTTCAGACATTGAGTAGCATTCTTCAGGTACAAACATTATATCTCTCATGAACTCCATTGTATAACTACGCGAGTTAAGATTTATAGGTTTGGGAATATACAATAGTTCGGATACAAACTCGGTAGCATCGCGTTGTATTGTAAATTGTTCAGCAGCAGAACGGACGGGCGCACCGCGTTTAACATATTTTTCGATCAATCCGTATCCAATAGGTCGAAGAATATGATTATTTGTTTCAATGGAGAGAAATTCCATATCTCTACCATAATACCTATGTATTTTTTAATTTACTTTTGGATCAGGGTACGCTTCATTATAATCCGCCGCCGTCAAAGGCTTATAAATGGATTCTAAAGGAGCACCTTCAGTAACCATAAGTGATTGCGAATGCGTTTCTAAAAGGGCGCGATTCACCTCGTCTAGAGAAGTATTCGGTGTCGGATACTCAGGCGGTGTTGACTTTTGAACCGTCTCATTTGTCTCTGTTTCGGTGCTAGTGTCCTTTGTGGGCACATTCTCAAAATATTCGTTTGTGTCGAGCGTCACTGTTTCAACGGAACCAATAAATCCATTGTTCCAGCATACACGGAAATGTATATGAGGTTCTAGTTGGTCTTTCATCGGAACACTATAGGGTTGCGGCTTGCGGACACGGAGTTTAACATAACCATCTTCGTCGGCTACAGCAACGCCGGCATTACGGAACGACAGATACGCTTCACGCCAATCGGGAATTGTTTGGAGGTCTGCATTGCTTGGCTCGGCTGCCCAATAGAGAACCTTGACACCGGGTTTTACAAGTACACGTTTCTCAAAATCGGCTCCTTCGGGTGTATGAATCTTAAGCAAGGAGCAAGGAACAACGGAGGGGCCTAGAAACGGTAAATACGAGTCGCGTGTGTAGCCAATGAAGAGCGCCGATGCACCAACTGCTAAGAATAAGGCGTTTGCAACTAGCGAATTTTTACCTGTTAAAAAACGTATTGGATCAACACCCGTTGCCGCAATGATACCCCAGTTTACGCCGCCAAGGACAAGTAACAACATGGCGACGGCAAATAATTTCTTCATGAAGTATCCTTTCATCTCTTCGCGCATCTTCTGCTTTAGGAATTCAAAAAAGTTATTTATTGGAGATATAGCGTATATAGATGTTCCGACGGATCTATATCTTTCTTTTCACAACGATATACATCAAATACCGATTTTTCCAATTGGCGTTTTGGAATAGCTTTATGTACATGTGCCGCTAATACGCGATAAAGCTCAAAATCAGGATACCGTTCCGTGCCGTCAGCGTTTCGCAATATATTTTTACCATCGTCGTCTTGTAGCCATTCCCATAGTAGATTATAGACGGGACATACAGTTTCTGTAAAGAGTTTGGAACCTTCGCGTGACATAATTTTAGTAGGTGTCTTGGTATCAGGTCTTTCTGGATATAAGGAGTCCAGCAAGGACACGGACAGCCGTGCTAAATCAAAGGATGTATTGGGTTCTACGCGTTTTCCTTCACTTGGATCGTAGAACGGTTCACAATTGTATTGTGTACTCGCGTCGTTTCCTGGGAAAAACGCGTCAGAAATAACAAATCCGCAGGGTTCGGGTAAATGGTATGTCGCTCGTCCAAAATCAATAATTTTCATAATACGGCCATAGGTTGGTATTTTCATGTAAGATACAGAGCCATTTTTGACAAGTTTATAATATAAGAACGTAGTTCCGGTTCCGCTCCACATAACATTGTTTGTATGAAGATCATTATGAACAAATCCAAACATATGTTGGGCGCATGTTAAGGCTGCTATTACTTGGAATAACCACGACGACCAGCGCGCCGTTTTCGTTTCGACCATACTTGCATCTTCACTATCTTCGTTTTCCACAAGCTCATCAAGCGTACCCTCTGCGCGTTCAAGAAGTGTAATCTGTACAGGAAAATGCTTGAATTCTACAAATTGTTGTATGGTATCTTCGCTACATGATGAATCGCTGTCATCGTTCTCTTGCGCATCTGTATTAGACATATCTGGAGATAATCGTTTGAGACGAAGTTTAGGAGTGGATAATTGTATTGTTGCTTCATCGGCGTCTTTCTCTGGTTCGCTTTCTGTAACGACAACACTTGTAGTTTCAGAACCAATGCTCTCCATTTCTACAAAATCATCCGCACCTAACGCAGAGCCTGGCTCTGTGGTGAATCGATTCGTAGACGAAGGAGTAGGTTCATTTGTATCAGCCAACGTAAACAGTCCAAGTCGCTGATTGCGTTTCCACCAAGGCTGATGTTTCAAACTATTGTAATCATCTGTAATATTATACATATACTTATCGACGCGTGCTGTAAAAGCTCCAAAGCATCGGCACCAATGAGGTGATGTATTGCTCTCCGCCAATCGGGATGCGTACATAGCAAAGAATGCGTCTACGTAAGCTTCGTTAAGCGGTTCATTAATTTTTGCAAGGGTGCGCTTCCATAAATCACTAGGAGCCGGTAAAGCACCATCGTTTGGCATTACATATTCACCTTCCATATATTGTATAGGATCCAACAAATGAATACGTTTAATGAATACTGGTTCAGTCTTTCCATCGGTTGTCTTTAATACAGCATCAAAGCCGGAATCTCCAACACGCTCAATCGAACTTATCTGTTCGTCTGATATTCCAATCCAGGATTGCGTATGGTGTGCAATAGACCCGGCAAATTCGGGATACGGTCGTTCGAAAATGGAGAAAAACGCCTGTGGATGTTTAAATTCAGAAAGAGCATTTACAATCTTTTCGGGAAGCGGTAGAAATGTGGACGGTAAGGCGATGGCCGAGGGAAGTTCTGTTATAGCGGGTGTAGCGATGTAGATGTTTGTATCGGGACGTCCTGGCGCATTGGTTGTTTTACCACCGCGTCCGCCGCGTCCGCCGCGTCCTGAATTTCCTTTTGCGTTTTGCTTACCGCGCGGCATGTTCTATTGACGGTTCCGGGTCTAATTCTTGCGGAGTTCCGCAAGGGGGCAAGCCCCTTTCAAACCCCCTTCCTAGGACGTTTCATAAAACCCGAATTCCACGAGTTATTTGCGTATTCACGGAAATGCCATAAATATATTTCAGCAACTACATAATAATGACCGCACCGCCCAATGCAGGAGCTGCTCTTTCCTCTATTTTGCCTACGTTGGCCGAGCCCGCCGCGAATCGTCCCACGGTGAATCTCCGGCTTTCCAAATTCAATATGAATATGGTTCCGGATGATTCCGTAGTCTTATTCATAGGACGCCGCGGTACAGGCAAATCGTGGCTGATTAAGGATTTGATGTGGTACAAACAACGGTTTCCAATCGGCACCGTTATTTCAGGAACAGAGGGTGCGAATGCATTCTATTCAACCATTGTGCCGAGTCTCTTTATTCATCAGGAGTTCAATTCGAATATTATTGCGAATGTGCTAAAACGCCAAGATACGATTACAAAAGTTATTCGTAAGGACGTTGAGACACGTGGATCCAGCACACACGACCGCCGTTCATTTATTGTGATGGACGATTGTATGTATGACAATCGCTGGATTACTGATAAACATATTCGTTCACTCTTTATGAATGGTCGCCATTACGGATTGTTATACATTCTTGCGCTACAATACGTGATGGGTATTCCGCCAGTACTGCGCGGCCAAGTTGATTATGTCTTTATTCTACGTGAAAACCAGGTGTCGGCACGTCGCCGTATTTATGAGCAGTTTGCCGGTATTTTCCCAACATTCGAGTTGTTCTGTCAAATTATGGATCAATGTACAGAAAATTACGAATGTCTCGTTATTCATAATGGCGCAAAAACAAATAAGATTGAGGATTGCGTGTTTTGGTACAAGGCGCAACCGCACGCCGATTTCAAGATCGGCTCTCGCGACCATTGGG